ACCGGAAGTGGATCACGATTTCGCCCGATAGTCCGGCGATCAGCGGTTCGAGTTCGTCGGGTTCGAGTCCTTTGAACCATCTCACTTCTCCATCCTCCCGCCATGCCACACCGGCCCCGTGGGGATTGGCATCGTGGCAGGCATCAAGGGTTTTTCTATCAGGCCGCACATCGGCGGGGCATACGAGTATCACACACATGGTTTTCGTTGGGTTAGAGGTTGGCGTAGGGGAAGCGGGAATCGAAGCGGCGGCACATCCGGTCGGCTATCTTCCGGTAGTGCTTGAACTCCGAGTGCAGGGGGCCGACCAGACCCAAGGCGACGGTGCGCTTTGATCCGGTCCATCCGAGGTAATCCCAGAGGAAGCGGAGAGCGTCCTTCGCCGTGGCCGTGCGTTTCGCCTGCGACTTGTTCTTCGAGAAGGCACCGAGGCATTCCACTTCGGCAGCGCGGCGGCAAAGGCCCAACACCGTGGCGAGGTGGTGCATGAGCTTGTGCCGGTTCAGCGTGCCGGCGAAGACCCGGAATTCGATCACGCCGTGGGTGAAGAGCTTTTTGAAGTTGATCATCCCGCGTCCGCACCGGCTGGCGGCGTCGGCTTTCCTTGCTGGATTGCTGTTGCGTTCCATCTGGCGGACCAGAGTTCCAACGTCCTCGCCGAGCGTGTGGCTGTATCGGTTCAGGTGGCGTCCGGTGCCCGTCTGGCCGTAGAGTGCCGTGGCATGCCACCGCGCGATGTGGGCGAGCTTGCGTGCGTATTCGCTCATCGCTTGTGGGTCGTCGGTGCCGATGATGGATTTGACGCCCACGGTGATATGGCATCCGCACGAGCCGTTCACGTTCGCCCCGATGGCGTTGGCCCACTCGACGAATTGAAGGAGGTGTTCGATGCCCTCGCCGCCTTGGAGGATGGGTGAAACAAACTCACAGGCTAGTCGGCCCGGGATGGCGCGGATGGAACCGTCACGTTCGGCCTTCCAGTGATTGCCGTTGAAGGTGGGAGCGGTGAGGTGCTGGGTGGTTCCGTTGGCGGCTCCCACGGTCACGGCAGCGCCGAAGTGGTAGCCGCCGACAACGATGCCGGAGAGCGCGGGGATGGTGGTTTCGAGTTCAACTCCGAAGGTGATGGATTCGGCTTGGGGATCTTGCGGTTTCATAGGTGGATCTGGTTGGATATGAGGCCGGTGAGCCAATGAGTGGCGCGTTCCGACATCCTCCTTCCTGCCAGCCACCCGCGTCGTTTGTCGCGCACCATCCGCACGCCAATTCGCACCATTTTTCAGCCCGCTGATTTGCCGCATTATCAGCCGTAGGAACACACGACCCCCGCACAAGGGATGCCAATATGGTCAGCCCTCACATCCACCATCCGCGTGTGATAGACTGCCATTAGACTCGAAAAAGCCCCGTTGGCATGCGGATTGAACAGAATGGTTCAGTATTCAGAAGGCAGCATGATCGTCGTCATCGACCGGTCCCACTCGGTGATGATGTAGAGACGGTCGCCGCCGGTGGTGCGGTAACAGCTCAGCAGGCGGGTTCCGTGTTCGAGGGCGTCCTCGTTCGCCTGCTTGTCTTCGGAGCAAAGTTCCTCGCCCCAATCACCGCAGTGGTGACGATGGAGGTATTTTGTGAGGTCAACGTCCAGCGCAAGTGCACCGGGAGTGGCGTAGGTTTTCCCAATCGGGAAGCGGGGTTTCATCAGTTGGTATGGCATAGGATCTCGGGGTTATTGGTTTATCAGGAATCAATCAGGTTGTCGAAGAGGCCGGGGATGAAGGGATTGAGAGCGTCCTGCTCCTGCCGGAAGAACTCCGCCTTGGTCTTGCCCATCTTGCGGCCCTGCGGCGTGTGGCAGTCGTAGGCGTAATCCGGGATCGGGATGTATTCGCCGGATTGCTCCAGCTCGTCGGTCAGGGTTTCCGGGTCCAACCCGGCCTGCTGGTCATAGACGAAGTTTTGCAGGTGGTCGGCGTCGCGGCTTTTCTTGGCCATGCACAGCAGGATCACCGCCTTGGATATGAAGATGCGGCCCTTCGGCTTCTTCGCGGAGGTGGTCTTGTTGATCTCGGTGTAGCTGTCGTGGAGCGCCTTGACCTCCGCCGTGAGAATGCCCCAGCAGTCCTCCGCGCTCACGGTGAGCAGACGTCGCCAGACATACTGCCCAAATCCGCTCGCCCAAAGTTCAAGCGCCCAATAGCCGGCCAGCTTTGCGTCACCGCGCCGGACCGCCTTCTGCATTGCGCTGGAAACGGCCGGGAAGCTGTAACCGCGCGTGGTGTGTAGGTGATAACTCATCGTCTGCTAGAATATCAGTTTGGCACACGAGGTGAAAGCAGTTTGGGCCACCATTTGTCAGAGCTTCACCGACTGGCGACGGGGTGCATCCATCGAAACCCGGTCCTGGCTCTTGTAAGATTCAAGCCGAATGTGGGCCTTCCACTTGCGTTTGAGGTATCGCTTCTCGGTGGCGATTCGTTCCTCGCTGCGGAACAAACTGTTGCCGCCGAGGTTCTTGTCGCGCTCCTGGACAAAGCAGAACCGCGCTTCGTTCCAGACCAGCCGGTTGTCCAACAACTCCTGGAGCGTGGCGTCGATGTCGCACTTGCATTTGAGCAGTTCGTCCCACTTCGGCACGCCGCCCTTCTCGTCGCGCACCACGCCCACCGCGCCCCCGACCCAGTGATTCACACCGAATGGATCGTTGCGTTGCAGAAGCCTCGGGTCACTCCGCTGGTGCCAGCCGAACAACCGCGCCCCTGCCCCACGCGCACACCACGCCGAGTTTTCGAGCATGGCGATGGTCTCGGCGATTGAGAGTTTCCGGCACCGAAGGGACACCATGCAGACGCATGCCGAAATATCATCGTCCAGCATGACGATGGCGTCGTCTTTGAAATGCCGGAGCACCCAGTTTCGCACCGCGCTGATGCCGGCGATCTCGTCGGGGATGGTTTCAATCTCCAGCCCGGTGTGGAGGTAATGCTCAGCCTCGCTTGCGGGAACGAGGAGCGTCGCCGTCGGGAACAACTTGTGACTGGTGATCGAGCGGCTTCGGCTCCGCGACAGGATCACCAGGCGAAGTTTCAACGGGCGGAATTCCGGCCATGTCGGCGCGGCGGCAGAGTTCGAGGAGTCGTTTTCCATGGAGCACGCGGCCGAGGCCGATTTTGTGGGTTCTGCGGTTGATCGAGTAGTCAACCTCGCGCACCCCGATGAGCTGGAGCACCTGCATCCAATCCCGCAGGTCGTGGAACATGAACACGAGGTAGTCGTGGGTCTCGAACGCCTGGCATTCCATCCTGGGGATCATCTCGATCTCGTCTTCCGGGTTGGCGGCGTCGTCCATCAGCTTGCGGATTTCGTCCTCCATGAAGCCGGTGAGTTCGATGTCGAAGTTCGGGTCGGCGTCCGCGATGGATTTGAGCACTTTGCGCAAGTCGTCCTCGTCGAGTTCGGCCAGTTCCGAGAGGCGGTTGTCGGCCAGCAGGTCGGCGAGTTCCTCCGCTTCGCTGGCATAATCCTGCTCGTCCACCGGGATCGTTTCGCAACCAATGAGCAATGCCGCCTCCAAACGGCCATGCCCGCGGACAATCAGGCCCGAGCGTTTCGAGACAGTGACCGGATTGCGCCATCCCTGCTCCTGGATGATCGAGGCAAGAAGCTGGATCTGGTGGGCGCTGTGGCGGTTCGGATTGACCGGGTTGGGTTTCAGCGTGTTCGGATCGACGAGGCGGGTGTGGGCGCAATGCACGGGGATGGTCATGTCCCCTGCCCCGCCGTCAACCACCCGTCCCCCAACCTTGACACCGCCCCAGCGTTCATCCGTAGTCTGCGGACACCGTCATGGATCACGCAACCTTCGCCAAACTGCTCCGCAAATGGAGGGAACGCAATGGATACAGCCAGCGCGACGCCGCCGAACAGTTGAAGGTGTCGAAACGCAGCCTGGAGAACTGGGAGCAGGAACGGGCGATGCCGCAGGGTTTCGGACTTCAAGCGATGCTGGAAATCATCCAGCCCAAGCGGAAACGGAAATGATGCCCGGTTGACGTGTCCGCAACCTGCGGATGGAAGCCGTATCACCAGACATCGCCAAAAAACTACTCTCGCGGGACTTCGCCAACTTAGTCGGTCGTGTGCAAAAAGGCGGCAAGCTGACCCGTGGCGAACGGGCGATGCTGCAATCGATGGCCACCGGCACGGGTGCCGCTCCAACGACGGCGACCAACTACGTCGAACTCTCCGTCATCCTCGGAGTCACCCGCCAATCGATCAACACCTGGAAAAAGCGCAAGGACGCCCCGAAACCTGCCGCCAACGGACTGCATGATGTGGCGGCGTGGCGGGAATTCATGCGTCGCAACGATCTCAAAGGCGGTGAGCCGTTGACCCCGGATGCCGCCGACATCGAAACGTCCCTCAAAGCCCGCAAGCTGCTCGCCGAAGTGGAAGAGAGGGAACTGCGACTCGGAATCAAGCGCGGCGATTTCGTGGCAGTCGAGGAAGTCCGTCAGACGTGGACCGAGCTCGTGGCGCAGGCAACGTCGATGCTTCGCAAGAAGTTCGAGCAGGAACTCCCGCCGATTCTATCGGGTCTCGACCCCACCGGAATCCAGGAGGAAGCCCGCCACGCCATCGACGAGGTGTTGACGATTCTCCATCAGGGCGAATGAAAACCGTCGAGCCAGCACGCAAGAGACTCGCACGGATCTGGTGCAATGCCTGGCGTCCACCCGACCGTCGTCCTCCGTGGGAATGGTGTGAGGAACACATCACCTCGATCCCCTACTCGCCGATTCCCGGACGGTTCCGCTCGGGCAACTCACCTTGGATGCGGGAGCCGATGGAAGCTCTGGTCGATCCCAAGATCCGCATCGTGAGCATCATCGCCGCAATTCAGAGCGGGAAAACCAGCGTCGGTGAACTCGGCCTCGCCCACATCATCGCCAACCATCCCGGCCCGACACTGTGGCTCGACCAGACCGACGACGACGCGAAAGACCAAAGCGAAAGCCGCCTCCAGAAACTTTTCGACGAATGCGACCCGGTCAGCGCCCTCTATCCGGCCAATCGTCACAAGCGACGCCTCGCCACCGTGCACTTCGCCAACGGCATGACATTGTGGGTGCTGGGTGCGCATAACAAAACCAACCTCCAGCGACGTTCGATCCGCTGGCTGATCGGGGACGAGACGTGGCGTTGGCCGCTGGGTCACATGGCGGAGGCGGAAGCCCGTGTCACCGCGTTCGGCTGGCTCGGCAAGTGCCTGTTCATGAGTCAGGGTGGCGAGGAGGATGACGACACCCACCGCAAGTTTGAAACCACCAACATGCGCGAGTGGACGTTCGCCTGCCCGCATTGCCACCACCGCCAGCCGTTCAAGTGGGAGCAAATCGAATGGAGCAAGGACGCCCGCGACGAATCCGGCGAGTGGGATTTTCAAAAAGTGCGCGACACCACCACGATGCACTGCGTCTCGTGCAACCACTACTTCGATGACAGCGACCGCATCCGCAGGGAACTCAACCTCACCGGCCGCTACGTCACCACCAATCCGAACGCGCCCAAGGAAAACGCCGGATTCCATTGGAACGCCCTCTGCGCCATGAGCTGGGGCCGCCTGGCCGAACTCTACCTCCGCGCCAAGACCGCCGCACGCAAAGGCGACGTGAGCCTGATCCAGCAGTTCTACCAAAAACGTCTGGCGCTCGCATGGCGCGAGTATCTGGAGGACTACCGCCTGGACATCGTTCCCGGTGGCTATCTCAAAGGTGAGACATGGGACGGCGAGGCGGGCGTGGATGCTCAAGGTCGGCTCGTTTCTGCCGGTCAACCATGCGCCTGCCCGCTGCGCATCCTCACGGTGGACTGCCAGCTCGACCACTTGTTCCTCGTCGTCCGCGCATGGGCCGAAGATGGATCAAGCCGCCTGATTTGGAACGAACGCGTGCTCACGTTCACCGATGTCGAGTCCGTCCAGGAGCGTTTCGGCATTCATCCCAACCTCGTCTTCATCGACGCGGGCTACGCGACCTACGACGTCTATCGAGAATGCGCGGCTCACGGATGGACGGCCCTGATGGGCGACAAGCGGGCGACGTTCACCCACAAGACGAAGGGCCGGAAATCCATCGAGCGCTTCTATTCACCGCGTCGCAAGGTGGTTCTCGGCCGTGGGCAAAGCTGCTCGGTGTTCTACTGGTCCAACCTCAATATCAAGGACACGCTCGCCCGTCTCCGCCGAAACCAAAACCCGGACGACGGCCCGGTGTGGGAGGTGCCGGACGACATCGACGAGGACTATCTCGCCCAGATGGAAAGCGAGCGCCGGATCAAGAAAGGCGGCAAGTGGATGTGGGAGCGGATCGGATCACGGGCGAATCACCTTTTCGACTGCGAGTCCATGCAGATCGCAGCCGCCACCATGCTCAAGATCGTCGGGCGCGAATCGGTGGGAGAACCGG